ACTTCCATACATGCTTCAAGCTCAGGTAGTGAACAGTATGGCAAGAAAGCCATACCAGGAGCACGACCTTGTACGGAGTCCAGCATGATCTGGTACTTAAGGTTACTGGTATAGACGTGTTTTTGTTCTGGTCGGAGGGTTTGATAGTCTCCACGATCTTTCTGTAAAGATACTTCTTCTGGTCTCCAAAAATATCCTAACTGCTGCTTTGTAAGATTTTCAAAAGCAGGATATTTAAAGTTATCATAACGTTGAACACCAAGAGGAGCACCAAAGAACATTGGTTGCTTCTTAGTATCAACATCTGCGGTATTAAATACCGTCATTCCTTTTACATCAGATGGCACAGGACTCACACTCCTCTTCATTAGCATTTTCTAAATCAGAAAGAAGACTTTGAAGATCTTGTTTTTCTTCTCCAACATCATCACTCTTCATATCATTTGTGTTTTGATAGTAACTAGTCTTCCATCCATACTTGTATGTTGTCAATAGATCTTGTGCCATTACAGATACAGGAACTTCATTATCAGGATAATGTTCTGGGTTATAACTCCAGTTACCAGAGATTGCTTGATCAAAAAACTTTTGCATCACTGCTACTATATTAATATACCCTGTATTATCTGGCATCTCCCATAGCAATGTATAGTTATTTTTTAATGCATTATATTGTGGAACCACTTGTTTAAGGGGTCCTTTCTTTGATTTCTTAATGGACAAGTAGTCTCTAGGAGGTTCGATTCCATTGGTAGCATTTGACACAACGGAACTGCTCTCCGAAGGCATTTGTGCCGACAGTGTGCTGTTCCTAAGCCCATACTTGGATATGCGTTCCCTAAGAAACTCCCAGTCACATGATAGATCATTTGGTATAATCTCATCCACGTCCTTCTTATATGTATCGGTAGGTAAAATACCATCTGCATACTTTGTTTTACCAAAGTAACCGCATGGTCCTTTCTCCATTGAAAGACGATTTGATGATGTCAATAAAGCATATTGAAATCTTTCTGTGAGTTTATGAACCAAATCATATGCTTCTGGACTTTCATACTTAGCATTATTCTTAGCAAGATAATGTGCTAAACCAATGAAACCTACACCAAGTGATCTACGGTTCTTTGTAGACTGTTCTGCTGCCTTTACAGGGTACTGTTGATAATCAATAAGAGCATCAAGACCACGTACTGCAAGATCACACAACTCATCTAACTCATCAAGTTTATTAATCTTACCCACATTAATAGCAGAGAGAATACACAAAGCAATCTCACCTGATCCATCAATGTGTTGGATAGGATCTGTAGGTAAAGTAATCTCTTGACAGAGGTTACTCATGCTTACCTTATCCTTGAATGAACTATGACTATTACAATGGTCAATGTTCATCAAGTATATACGACCAGTCTCTGCTCTCTCCTTTAAGAGATCAAGGATGAGTTCCTGTGCTCCAATGGTTTTTCTAGGGATTGATTTGTCGGACTCGTATTTAATATAGAGTTCGTCAAAGGTATCGCTACCAAAAGCGTCATACAACCCAGGGACATCATGAGGACTGAATAAAGTAATAGTACCGTTTTGGATAAATCGCTCATAAAATAGTTTAGATAATTGAATAGAGTAATCTAACTTCCTTACTCTGTTGTCTTCTGTTCCTTTGTTGTTTTTGAGGACGATGATGTCTTCGATTTCCTGATGCCAGATAGGAAAGTGGACAGTAGCTGACCCTCCTCTGATGCCGTTTTGAGTACAGCATCTGACAGTTGACTCAAGTTTTTTAAGGAAGGGGACCACACCTGTGTGTTGAACTTCTCCACCCCTGATCTTACTGTTGATACCCCTGATGCGACCTGCGTTGATACCAATACCTGCCCTCTGAGCGACATATTTGCCAATAGCCATATCGCCACTAAAGATACTATCGAGGGTGTCATCAAGATCAACCAGAACACAACTTGCAAATTGGCGAATGGGGGTTCTAACTCCTGCCATGATGGGGGTTGGGATGTTGATTTTGTGCTTGCTGATTGCGTCATAATACTTTTTAATATACTCCAGTCGGTAAAACTTATCGTCATCTTGAAAGAGAGTAACTGCGATCATCATGTACATAAACTGGGGTGTCTCAAACACCTCTCCAGTACTTCTGTCCTGTACCAAATACTTGTCAGTTACTTGACGGATACCCGCATAGGTAAACAGATAATCTCTGTCATGATCTATGTATCCGTTTAATTTTTCCCACTCCTCATCAGTGAATTTGTTAATAACTTCACTATCATATACACCTTTGCCAACACAATTTAGTACATGATCTTTAAGGATAGGATGCTTATCAGGATGCCCATTATATACAGACTTCCTCAAACCAAATAGGAGAAGTCTAGCAGCAACAAACTGATAGTTAGGATTCTCTAGAGTGATTAGATCATTAGCAGAACGAATAAGGATCTCTTGAATATCCTTGGTTTCAATTCCATCAAAGAACTGAAGACCACTGTTGATTTCTACTGCTGACTCAGACACACCTGCTAATCCTTCGCAAGCATGTTCAACCATCTTATGAACTTTCTCAAGGTTAAGAGTGGTCTTCTCACCATCTCTCTTAACAACTTTGATTTCCGTACTGGGTGTCATACTTTCTTCCACTCTGTAAATTTGATTTGTGCCTCTATGTTTTGGTAGGTGTTTGATTCTACCAGAGAATTAACGTCATGTCTAGCCATGACCATATCATTTATATCTTTTTGTTGTATACTATTTGGCCAGATCACTACCTTTTCTCCTCTATCGATTGACTTGGATATTCTGTTGACGATTTCTCTGTTACGAGGTTCGTTATCATAAACCCAAATATAATCGCTCCAATTATACGACCTAGGATCAACGTCAGACCCAGCCATCGCAACGGAATTGTCCAAGAAGGTAGCGTCAAACGGTCCTTCAGTGATGTAGATTGGTTTTGTTTCATCAATGTTATCTAATCCGAAGATCTTAGGTTTGTTCTCATCTAACATCACCGTAATATATCTCATCTTATCTTTTGGGTTTAAAGATCTTCCTTGAAAACCAAACCACTTTTTATCTGCATCAATAAAAGGGATAACGATTCTAGGGTGATCCTTTTTGATGTCAGTAAAAGTAGGTTTCTGAGTGTTAACCCAAGTACAGAACTGGTCTGTAAAATAGAATAAGGACGGATCTAATTTCCGTCCTACGATGTACTTATATGCTGGATGTTCTATATTTAGATCAGAAACTTTTGTAAGTTCTCCTTGTTTTTTAAATACAGGTTTTTTAAATTTTGGTTTAGGAACATAAGATCCTTTACCTGTTGTTCCACTCTTATATCTCTCCATAATATACTCATCATGGAGGTCTGGTGCCTGATCTTTTAAGAAGTTTGGTAACGTCCTACCAACTCCACAGTTATGGCATTTGTATACCATATCTGCTTTCAGACGAAAAAAATACCCCCTTGCCTTGTTCCTATGTTTCTGTGAATCACCACAGTAGGGGCAACGGAAGTTGTATAGGTCTGCTTTCTTCTTAACAAACTTATCAAGTCTGCCAGATAGAAGCATTACGTAATGTGCATCAACAAATTCAGACAATACGATGGACGTTTACTACATCCATAGTAACAGGTGGAGGTGAGTCTGTCAAGTTTTTTAGGACCGCTTGTCCGATTGGACTAACGATGAAAGATATAACACTAAGAGCACCAAAAATAGTCCACATTTTCTTTTCCATGACACGAAGTCTTTCATCTACCTTGCGAATATCTCTCTCACAACCCTTCTTAATCTCCTCTGCTCTACGGTTAACCTCTCGGTGAACCGATTCAACTTTCTCAAATAATACCGCATCGATTCTATCCTGTTTATCTAATTTTTCATTATGAACAGCAAGTAACTCACCCATCTTGGTTGAGTTATCTGATAACTTATCTACTACCTTTTCCAGCCGCTCTAATATTGCAGCATTTATCTCTGACATTACTTATCCACAGTTGCCTGTGCTCCACCTGCTCTTTGCTTCTTCATAAGAGATGCAGTTTTCTTTTGCAACTCCATTCTAATTTGCTTAATCTTATCACTTGACTTCTTCTTCTCAAGACCAATCTGCTGACGAGTCATCTGCTGTTTTATTGCTTGATCAGCATTCTCTTTAACATTCTTCAAATGCTTCTGTCTTTTATCCATAAAGAACTTACCAGCATCACCAGGTAAAATTCTTTCAATACTAATATCCCCACGGTATCTGTAGTTAATAAGCAAACGTAACTTCTGTCTTAGTTCTGCTGGATTACTAGCATATACTATAGTAGATCCTATTTCAGGAAGAGAAACTTTATATTGAAATAGACTTGACT